GTTAAAAATGTTTAAAAATAACATATTAATTCCTAGGATTAACAGCGTTTATTACTTGCTCAACCCAATCTTGCCAGTTCTCAAATAAATAAGGCGATGGCAAAGACTCGTTCTGGAATATGTCTATAGCCATCATTCCAGCAGCAAATTCATACCAATTTTCTTCTGATACGTTCATCTGAAGTTGTTGTGCAGCATACCCCTCAATCATGAGAGCAGACCACGATTCAAACGTGTGATACCTAGGGTCATAAACAAGTGGAAGAGCCATTAGTATGGCCTTACGTCGCCAATATCAGCAGTCAAGAGCAAGTAACCTAGCTGGTAGTTACCGCCCTGCACGTTGCTGACAAACTTCAATCGCAACTCTCGCCTCTGCTCTCGCAAGTCAATCTTGCCAGTGTCTGCGTCAAACAAATACGGTCCAGTCGTTACGTCCGTTGACTGCGCAAAAGGTCTGCCAATTATATACATCTCCATCTCACCTGACTGCACAAAGTCAGGCTCTACTCTAGCCAAATGCAGCCAGAAGTTTTCACCAACAGGAGAAGGAGCAGCAGGACCGCCCGTCACAAGCCCTAAGTCGCTAGTCTCAAAGGAGCTATATATTGCAGAGAGGCTCTCACCCTTCACCTCGTCCGTCCCAATCTCATGCTGCCAAAGACTGATTTGGTTAGCAACAGTATAAAAGTCAGCAGACACGGTTGCGGTAGCAGAGCAGTTTGCCGACAAGGTGACGTTGTAGAAGCCGGTTCGCAATGCTGTAACGGTAACTGGTGAGCCAACCGTCTGCGACACGCTAACCGTATAAGTTCCCGCTCCCCCTGTTCCAGACCCAAGCGCAGTAATTGTTGTTGCTGCCGTAACTCCAGTGCCTGATATCGTCTGCCCTACCGACAGAAAGCCAGACGTTACTGAAGCAACAGTCATAGTGGTCGTCGCAATCGTAGCAGAAACAACCGCCGCACACGGAGCTACAGCCGTAATCGTAGAGTTGGCAGTAACACCAGTAGCTGAAACAACCAATCCTGTCTGTATCAAAGAACTGCTTGCCGTAACAATAACGGCTTTTGCGTTAGTAGTTAAGATGTTTTGCGTGAGTATATTTTCAGCCTCACTCAAGTCCTCCCCTGCCATCACAGGGTAGTGGAACACTTGAGAGTAATAACCAGCAGTCCTTGCTGCACCAGCAGCGGATCCAATGTCATACCAGATGTTTTCGCGCACGTTGTAAATAATAACGTCATTGCATTCGGTAGCATCTCCACGCGGATAAAACCACCAAATCTCGCCAAAGCGAGTTACTTTAGTTGCCCAAACTTTTTGCCTTTGAGCATAGTTCAGGTTGTCATAAAACCAGTTCTGATTAAATGTGTTTGGAATCTCTTTAATAGTGCCGTTGTATAGAAGGAACCTATCAACACCACACCAGTAATAAACATTATCATATTCAATTACGGACTGGCTAGACAGAATAGACGAACTGCCAATGATGTCATACCGCCAGAAAAACTGGTCAACTCCAACAGAGAAAGGTGCAAAACTTACGCGGATCAAAGAGTCTAGCGCCCAGAACAATCCTGCTGGAGCGTTAGAGCCGCCACGGACAGGTAGACCCTTAACTATCTTCTGCGAGGATACATTTACCTCGTTTGATTCCGGCCCGTTCCAATCAAAGACATTACCCTCAACGCAATTTTTTATTAGTCCGTTGTCGCCATATACAAACACATACGGATGCAATGCCACCACGCCCCCTGACACGCTGATTGTGGCTCCAGTAGGACTTGTTCCAGAGGTATCTTTTAACGGGAACATTACTGACCCATTTATATCTCCAGCAAGAACCGCCGTAGAATTTGTGTTGTCTATCTGCTCTAGATTAAGGCCGGGATGCGCCAGCAGTAGATTGTCTCCGCTTCCAGTGGCGTCAAAAAATCCGTCAAACTGCCACAGGTTGAAGTCTGAAGACGTAAAACTTGACCCAACGGTAGCTACCTTACAAGAGAACCCAGACCCCGTCCCGCCAATGCTTGCTGTAGCAGCAGACAGAGTATCGCCTACAATATAGCCGGTTCCTGCCGTGGTAATGGTAACCGAAGTCACAGCGCCACCAGAAACAACGATAGTAGCCTTAGCGCCACTCCCAGAGCCTCCAGTAAGGGTTACAGCGGTGTAGGTTGCATTTGTATACGCAGAGCCACCTACGAGCGTTCCAGTGGTCACGACGGGACCACCATTCATGTCATACTCAGTGATACCTGCGCCGATACCTGAGTTGTCAACAACAATGCGCTCTATGCCATTGTTGTAGCCATTGTATATACTGTTATAGCCGTCTTCTGAATTAACATAGATGCCGCGAGAGTAGCCTTGCAACTCATGCGTAATCTCTCTAAAACCACCCATCTTTCGGGGTAGGTTTCTTTGAAAACGCACCCATTCGCCTCCCGTGTAAGCGCCAGCACCCGTAAGCGTGCCATCCCGCTGGATTCCGGGCTTGGTGTCGATTGCAAAAACTTTTTTACCCACTAGAATGTCCCACCAAGAACACCGCCAGTAAAGTTTCCAGTTCCCGCAATATTAAGACCCGTTGCCGAAACTTCCAGTCTATTTACACCCAAGATGCCAATGTCAAACTTACCTGCCGAGGCCCGGTAAACGCCCGTAGTAGGCTCAGTGCCAAAGTAAAGTGACGGCGATGCAACAGATCCATCCAGCAAGTTTACAACTGACTGACCTGCTGCCACTGTATTAGCATTAACCAGATTCTGTGAGTCGCAAATAAGAGTAGATTGCTGACCCGCAGATATAATGGCATCAGCCCCGCCAGTATTTGTAGATATTGTTACGGTGTAGTTAGAAACACTGCCTGAAGTTGCGTTTTGGATGTAGTAAATCTGAATAGTCGGAGGGACAATAATTGTTACGTTGCCAGTCAAATCTCCGACACTGACATACTTTTGAATTGTGTTAGAAGCCTCAGAACTGGTTAAAGTGTAAGACCCGGTAGCTACGGTCTTAACTAGCTGCGAGAATGCAAATTGGGTATTTTGGCCTAACCCAATAGAGTAGAAGGCGGTCCCTGAGCAAGCAATAAAGCAAGAATCAGATGGCTGAAGTCCTACGGTAGATGATCCGTTAAACAAATCCCCACCGCTACACGCTACAGTAAGAAGGCCAGTTCCTGAATTGCGAACCTGCGTGAACCAGTTATTGCCCAACGTAGCAGCCAGAGTAAGCGTCAAAGTCCCCGCGCCACCAGTCCACACCAGTATGTTTGCGCGATCCGTTGCTGATGCGGTATAGCTGGCAGAGAACGTGCTAATAGGCGAGGACTGGTTAAGCGTCAAGCCAGATGCCATCAAACCATATCCAGCCAGCGTAGCCGCATCTGCGCTAGATGTGCCAGTGCCAAATGCTATGATGCCCCAAGTGCCTGTAGTAGTCGGGTTAGCTGTGATGTAGATGTATTTCGTATCGCCAGCGGCAATAGAAATAATTGTATTCGTTCCAGCATAGTCTTTTACTGTGAACGTGTTAGATCCTACGTTTCTAATCAGCGCGTCATTGCCAACCGAAGTCTGATTGGCTGGCGGCATATACAAGCTAAGGCTTCCAGCAGAGGCCGTAACCTGCATAATCCTAGCTGCAACATCATCAGTGATAGAGCCGTTAATAGGCCACTCAAGTTGCGTGTTGGCACTTAACGTAATTGCACGATACGAGACATCCGTAGGCTGTATTACTTGGCCTGTAAACGGGCTGTTATAAGACATATTTTCTCCTAGCTATCCATTGCTACAGCTTGACGGTCGCCTGTGCGGAGAACATCTTCTTGTTTGAGTGTGTTGATGATTAAGTCGTATTGCTGTTGCCACATTGCCATACGCTCATCATTTTTCAGGAATGGCATAGCTTGCAACAAAGAGCCATACAGCATCGCCTGTGGAGCGTATATAGTGAACCAATTTGTTTGATTGGAAGAATCAAGAGGCTGAACCCTCTCGTAATAGAGAACCTCAAAATCGTATGCCGTATCCGGGGTCGGAGCTACCAGCCAGTGGGTATAGTCATAATCCGCGTAAAACTTGGGCGTGCCTTGAACAG